AACTAAATAAAAAAAATAAAAACAGATAACGGGGTTGAAAAACCCCTTTATCATAAAAATTAAATTAAATAAAATGCCTATATGTAATGCTTTAAGTGGCGCTCTTGCTAAGAGCTGTGAGACGTCAGCAGGGGGTATTAACAAAATCTATGTTACTGATTTTGCTAATGTAACAGCCTATACAATTGGAGCTTCTACCTCTCCTCAAGTTGGAGATTGGATCGACGCTATAACAAGCTCAGTTGATTTCTTTGAAATCGCTACTAATAAAAATGTTTGTAATTTTCAAGAAACGGTTACTATTGACTTGGCTAATGGTACAACTTTCTTTAACCAAGTTATTACACTTGAGTTATCAAGAAGAGAAACAACTAAAAGAACTTTTATTGAAAAATTGATTGACGGACAAAAACAATTACTTATCATTATTCTTGATAGTAATGGAAACTACTGGTTATCAGGTAAAGAAGAAGGTTCTTATGTAACAGCAATCGACGGTGGTACTGGAGTTGCTAAAGCTGATAAAAATGGTTATACGGTAACATTTACTGCTATGGAACCAGATCAAGCTTGGCAAATTGATCCAACTATTATCTCTGCTCTTGTTACAGCAGCTTAATAATTGATTAAAAACCTATAAAAAACCCACCACCAATTCTGGTGAGTGGGTTTTTTAATAAAAATTAAAAAAAATAAAATGGCAATATGTAATGCACTAACAGCTCCCTTAACTAAAAGCTGTGACTTAAATGCAGGTGGTATAAAGCGTATTTATGTGGCTGATTTTTCTGACTTTACTTATACACTTACAGGTGGAAAAATTACAGCATTAACTCCAGCGGATCCTAACCTTGTATTAACAACGGTGGCAACCGTAAATAGCACCGTTTCTTTCGCTGTAAGACAATTAACAACCGTGGTTGTACCTGGTAATGTAACAACTCAATTATATTCTGGAAGATGGTTTTACTTTACTTATAATGTAAGAGCTATAGATGGTGTTACGGTTACACAAACATACTGGAGTGGGCAGGTTCTCGCTTCTACTTATGATACGGTAAATAATGTAACGGTAATCTCACCAGATTATGCTGGTTTTACTCCACTTGTGGGTCAATCAGCAGATCCAGCACCACCAAATACCTCTAATCAAACGGTTTCTACTTATGTTTTATTTGAAATTCAAACTAATAAAAATGTATGTAATTTTCAAGAAACAGCTAATATTGATTTGGCTAATGGTTCAACTTATTTTAGTCAAGTTGTAACACTTGAATTATCAAGAAGAGAAACAACTAAAAGAACCTATATTGAAAAATTAGTTTCAGGTCAAAAAGAATTATCTGTTGTAATTCAAGATAGTAATTCTTTATATTGGATGATAGGAATTGTTGAAGGTTCTTATGTAACTGGTATTGACGGAGGAACTGGAGTAACTAAAGCTGATAGAAATGGTTATACAATAACTTTTACAGCTATGGAACCAGAACAAGCTTTCGAGATAGATTATTCAGCTATATCAAACTTTATAATTAATGCTTAAAATTAATAAACACCAAAGACCCACCAAATTAGGTGGGTTTTTTTATAAATAAACAAATTATATTAAAAATATACTTTAAATATGATACAAATAATTAATGGTTCTCTTAGTAATGTAGATTTAACACTTACAGAGAAAGTTATAGACAATAATTTAACAATTGGTACTGCCAGTTATTATTATGTTTTTAAGATTGTAAATAAATTAAATGGGTATGAAAAGATATTCTTACCTAATACAGATATGTCTGATATAGGCGATATTTCTAATTCTCAAATAAGATATAATAGATTTCAAATTTGGACTAATGACCCTTTTTATAACACCTCATTAAAAGAGTGGAATGGTTATATTGAGTTAGGTATGACTAATTTAGGAGATAATGACGATACAAACTCGCAATGGAATTACTTTGTATATGCTGACGTTCCACCAAGACCGGTATATGGTGCTACAATATCTATATCAACAAGTGCCGTTTTATTGGAAAGTGGTAGATTACAATTAAAATAAAAAAAGAAAAATATATATGAATATATTAGGAATTAATTTTGGAAAACAAAAAAGTATAGCTCCAGAGGTTTATACAGCTCCTTTAAGTGCTGCTCAACCAGATAGTATTGGTTCTTTTTCATTAGCTTCTCACGGGGGTATTGAAACTGATTTACCAATTATTTACCCAGATAGAAAATATGAGTGGGTTAATTATGGAGAATATAACTTATACCCAGAGTTTTTAAAAGACCTTTACAATACAAGTCCAACTCATAATGCTATTGTTAAAACAAAAGCAGAGATTGTTGTTGGAGAAGGTTGGGAGTATGATAGATCTATGTTATCTGAAGCCGAAAACATTAAAATACTTTCTATTCTAAAACAACTTGAAAGAGATAAATATGAATTATCATTAGATTATCAAATATTCGGAGCTATGGCAATTGAGGTTATTTGGAGCCTTGATTTTAGTAGAGTTGTTGAGGTTAATAGAATTGACGTTTCTAAATTAAGAAGCGGAACATATGAAGAGGGTTATATTACAGAGTGGTATTACAAAAGAAACTGGGCTGATAACAGAGAAGAAGCTGTTTGTATTTACCCATTAGACCCTTCTGATAAACAACACCACAGACAATTACTTTATATACCAGGTCAAAAAGTTTCTAATGACTATTATGGAGAACCAAGTTATATTGGTGCTGTTGACTGGATCACGCTTGAAAGTCAAGTTGGTTTATATTACAGAAGCTTAATTGAAAATGGTTTCAACCCTTCATTACTTATTAAATTTTATAAGAGACCAGTTAATCAAGACGATAGAGATAGAACGGTTGGAGATTTAAAGAGATCTTTTGGTGGTGTTAAAAACTCTGGTAAAGTAATGACTATCTTTTCTGACGGAAAAGAATTAGCACCAGATATTACACCAGTAGACGTTCAAAATGTAGATAAACAATTTACGGTTATATCAGATCAAATTACTCAAAAGATTTTAACAGGAGAAAGAGCAACAACACCAGAATTATTTGGTTTATCTATTCCAGGTCAATTAGGTTCTGGAGATTTTGAAACAAAAGTTAAGTGTTTCAGTAAGTTTGTTATCAGACCCGATCAATTAAAGTTTGAAGAGGTTATTAATGATATACTTAAATTAAACGGACACGATGTTAATTTAAAAATGAAACCATTTACAATATAAAAAATAATTAATAGATATGGCATTTACAGCGTGGATCACACAAAACTATCTTAAATCTTTTACACCAATTAATAATAATGTTGATGTTACAGAGGTTGCCAATCATATAGAAACGGCACAACTTATCAATACAAGAGAAATTCTTGGTAAAAACCTTTATGAAGATTTAAACACTAAATTCATTAGTGGAACTTTAAACGCAATTGAAACTGAATTGTTTGATATACTTAAACAAAGTATAGCATATAGAGCTGCTGAAATATCAATACCTTTCTTACACATTAAAATTAGAAACAAAGGTGTTGTTAAATTAAGAGACGAGTATGCTGAACCAGCTTCATTAGAAGATATGAAATACTTGAGAAATGAATTAAAGAATAGAGCTATTTACTTTGAAGATAGAGCTAAAGATTTTCTTTGCCAATTCTCAACTGACTTTCCACTTTATCTTGGAGACACAACACCACATAATCAAATATACCCTAACTTTAACCAACCTTATACTAATGATATTTATACAGAAGATCAAGGTTCTTGGGAAAGAAGAAGAGGGAGATATTTTTATGGACCTAACAGAAATGAACCAGGAAACAAATATTAATTACTAAAATGTGTTTAAATGATATAAAAAGATCTCTTAAAAAGGAGGAAAAAGAAATAAAACTCCAAAGACAAATTAAGTTAATTAATGAATTAGGAGAGCCTGCACATAAATTTAGAGTTATCGATCAATTACCTATGACTTTTGATCTTATACAAGAATTCAATTTAGCTATTAAAACTGGAGTACCTGGAAGACCACCAAAAAAAACTCCAGTAATTAAAAAGCCAACATTAGGAGACAAGTATGAGATTAGATACAAATATGATTTAAGACAAGGTATAGATGGTCCAAAGATACTCCCTAATGGTAGAACAAGAGATTTCTGTGAGATTATATTAAACGCTAATAGATATTACACCAGAAATGATATAAACACTATGTCTAATGGTTTTGGACTATCTGTATTTGAATATGCGGGTGGTTATTATACAAACCCAGAAACAGGAGAGACAACGCCTTATTGTAGACATAATTGGGTTATGTTATTTGTGGAGAGAAAATAAAATAGAATTAAAATGAAAACATATCTAATATACTTTTTAACAATAATAGCTTCATTTGTAGCTCCAATTGGAGGACTAATCTTAATGTTGATTAGTTTTATCTTACTTGATACAATAGTAGGAATATATGCTTCTGTAAAATTAAATGGTTGGAAATCATATAGCTCAAATAAATTATTTAATATTGTTGTTAAGTCATTTTTCTATGTAATGAGTGTTATACTCGTTCTTATGTTAGATAAGTTTGTATTTGATAGTAAATTATTTGGAATTTCATTTCTTTTAAGTAAAGGTATGGCTATATTTTGGACTTATATTGAAATCAAATCATTAGACGAGCACTCTATCAAATTAGGTAATAAGTCATTTTGGTTTTTGATTAAAGAGTTAATTAAAAAAGTAATGAGTTTTAAAACAGATATTAAAAAAATAAGCGAATAGTATGCCAGTTAAAAAATGCCAAATAAACAACAACCCGGGTTATAAGTGGGGAGATGCCGGTAAATGTTATGAATATACACCAGGAGACGAAGAGAGTATAAAAGATGCTAAAAAGAAAGCTATATCTCAAGGAGTAGCAATTGGAGATTTAGAAGCTGTAATGGCTCAAGTTAAAGTTGTAACTGGAAGATATAATTTTGCTGGAGAGAGGACCTCATTTGATTTTGACGGTGTGCTTTCAACAAAAAGAGGACAAGACCTATTTAGAAACACAAGTGGAGAAAAGTGGGTTATAACAGCAAGACACTCTAATATAGAGAATATGACTGGTGTATGGGAAATTACTGATAAATTAGGTATTCCAAGAAGCCGAGTAATAGCAACTGGTTCAAATAATGCTAAGGTTCAAAAGATTAAAGATTTAGGTATTACTCGTCATTATGACGATAACTCCGATGTTATAATAAGATTACCAAATATAGGTAGAAGATTATAAACAAATAGATAAATTTAATATATAATAGTATAGGTTAGTAATAATCTATGTAGCTTTTAATTCTAATGTGTGTTTTAAAAAGAGGTGGTTTATAATTTTCCACCTCTTTTTTTTATTTAGAGAAAGAGTTTCTA